AAATACTTTCAGGCGCGACGCCTACCATCGCAGCGATTGCTATGCACGAAATCAACCACCCCATCAACGACCCTGCGCTGGTGAGCTACCACCGCCCAGAACTGGTCCGCATCCTTCCCCAGCTGGAGCAGGCCTATGACTGCTGGACCCTTCTCAATGCCGACGGCCTGGGTGCCGCCAAAGGAAAGTACCTGCACCGTGAGCCAGCAGAGCCCAACGCAGCCTATGAGGCCCGCCTGGCTCGCTCCACCTACACCCCGATTTACCGTGACAGCATCCGCTCTTACGCTGGCCTACTGAGCCGCTTCCAGATCATCGATGCTCCCCCGAGCATGGAAGCCAACGACAACAATGTCGACCTGCAGGGCTCCAGTATGCAGAGCTTTTTGACGCTGACCGACGAGATGGCGCTCCGCGATGGTGGGGCTTTTGTCATGGTTGACATGATGCCCGAGTCGGAGGCCAATAACTTCTTCGACCAGATGAGCGATGGCCGACACCCCTACTTCATCTCCATCAAGCGTGCTGATGTCATCAACTGGCAAGTCAGCTACAACCATGGAGCAGAGGTGGTGCAGCAGGTGACAGTGCGCCAGCTGCGCAGCATGCCCACTGAACAGGGTAATTACGGTGCCAAGGTCGAGCCAATTTATTATGTGCTGACCCCTGGCAAGGTTGAAACCTTCCGCCTGGTCAAGTCTGATGTCGGCCGCTGGTCTAACGTCAAGATCACAGAAACGGCCACCAGCCTGCCCATTATTCCCCTTGTGTGGTACGGCGCCACCACTACCCGCTTTGCCCAGGGTGACCTGCCCATGGATGGTCTAGCCGACCTGTCTATCCAGCACTTCCAGATGCGCTCTGACCTGTCTGAGCTGCTCCACAAGTGCGCGATGCCTGTCCCCGTCCGCAAGGGTGCTCCGATCGGCCCTGACGGCAGGGCTGCTCCCCTGGTCCTGGGCCCTAACACCGCTGTTGACCTGCCAGCTGAGGGTGGTGACTTTGAGTTTGCCGAGCCTACTGGCAAGAGTCTCGAGCGCCACCAATCTGAGATCACCCATATTGAGCAGCTGATGGACCGCAGCTCCCTCAATTTCCTTTACGGTGCCAACGTCAAGACAGCCACCGAGGCGTCTCTCAGGGCCTCTCAGGTGTCTTCCAGCGTGGCTGCCCTGGTCCGCAACAAGGCTGCCATGTTCGGTGTGCTGATGCGCCTTTGGGCCTGGTACGCAGGTGAGCGGGACTCTATCACCGAGGAGTCAGGTCTGGCCATGAATGACTCGCTGATGAGCAAGCCGCTGGAGGCCAGTGAGATCGCCCAGCTGGTGAACCTCTACAACAATGATCTACTGTCACGCCGCACCGTCCTTGATGAGCTGCAGCGTGGTGGGGCCCTGGATCCTGACCTCGAGATCGATGACGAGATCAAACGGATCGAGGAAGAATACGACGAGAAGCTCGACAGGCAGATGGAAGAGAACGAGATAAAACTGGAGGAGGATCTGCACCGCGCGGAGGAGTTCCAGAAGGCTGCACCCGACCAGCCTGGCCAAGGGAGCGAGCCAGCTACTGGCCAGTCATCCGCCAACAAGGAACAGGCAGACATTAAGAAGGCGGCCGAGCAGGCCAAGTAAGCGATCTGACATGGTGCTCTATACGGGGGTGCTTGACACCCCTTTTTTCGTGTGGTACCTTTAAGAGGCAACAAACGGAGGTACCACATGCACCAATCCTTGGATCTGCCAGTCGTCGCTCGCTTCGTGTTCAAGGTCGACCGTGCCGCAGAGTTCACCGAAGACGGTCGCCAGGTCACCGAGATGGTTCTGGAATCAGCCGACGAGGCGATGATCTACGTTGACCAGTTCGGCGACGCCCTGCTGGACGCCAACGTCCTGGTCGATGGCGCTAATGTCATCAACCTGTCCGGCTTCCTGCTTGCTAGCGATGAGGAGGGCAAATGATCCATCCTCACGGCAAACGACTACGCTCCCCTGGCGGCAGCTTCGTCTACGAAGTTCAAGGCCCGGTGTGCCGCTTGTTTGACCGGGAGGAACTGCCCTGGCCGTCCTGCTCTCTGCAGTGGCGTGGGCTGCAGCCATCCTGGCGCCGCGTTGGTCGCCGCTTCGTGGCTGACCTGGCTGCCAGTCGCTGCCCAAGCTACGCAGTCAAGGCTGTAGATGCAGCAGGTAACGAGTGGGAGCAGATCCTCACCCTGTATCAATTCCGGCTCACCCCGGAAGAGAAGCGCTGGTGGTACTCACCCATTCGTAAAGATTCATGACACAACCAACCAAGAAAGTTCGTGGGATTGACTGGGCTGCTATCTTTGAAAGACGGCCCGATCTAGAGTCTCCTGGTTTTCAGGAGCTCCTCGATCAAATCCGAGAGGAGGCTCGATACACTGATGACAGTCCACCCGGCTACAACGGCCTGCTTACCCAAGTTCGCAAGGAACAATCCGATGCAAAGCAACAATCGGGAAATGACTGAGGCTTGCCATTATCTGGCTGAGCACATTATGCGTTTTCCGGCTCGTCGACACAGCCACGAGTGGGTCAAGCGACAGATGCTTGACATCCTCCTCAAAGCTGATAACATTGAAACGTTGGCAGAGGAGTACTCAGACAAGTACACTTACGCCGAAATCCAAAACCCATACCTCGTAGAGGTTCTCAAGCAATACGACCAGGAGGTCTAATTCAATGGCACGTTCCAACCGTCAACTCACACAACTCGCCGTCGACCAGCTGCGCATCGCGCTGACCTACGGCCCCGACAAGCTCAAGAAGCAAACCTTCGGCAACACCGAGGTCGAGGTCGTTCACTGCACTTGCCCTTGCCAGCGTGCGCCTCACATCGAGTTCCGCCTGTTCGGCAAGCCGATCATGGAGGCCTACACCAGCCCAATGAACCACCACCTGATCGTTGGCACCGTCATCAAGACTGGTGACTTCTACGACAGCAAGGGTCGCCCCTCCCGGACAACCCGTGAGCGCCTCAACGGCCTGCTTGATGCCCTGGGTGTCGCTGGTTTTATTCCCGAGGGTGTTCGCGTCTTCCTTCGTGAGAACGGCGGTTGCTACGTCGGTAAGGGCGACGCTTGCAAGAGCTTCGACTCCGGCAACGCCGCCGTTGCGTTTCTGACCCACCCCACCGACATGGTGTTCACATGATCAACTACGCAAGCCGCGGCACAGACCTTAACAAGATCGAGTGATTCGGAGAGCACTGACCAAGCAAAGAAAGCTCGAAGCACGCCGAGCCAAACTCAGCAAGGAGGATTCTCATGACCATTCAATAGGAGCCCCACGCCGATCTTTAAGAAACATTGCCCACACCACCACCACACAGGAGACAACTGATGCCTAAAGATAACTGGGATGATGACTGGGATGTCCCAGAAGGTGTTGATCCTTACAATCTAACTGGAAGAGATCCAACACGGTCTATATGGAAGGATGGTAAGCGCCCTTCCCCAGATTATTACGAAATTCTCAACGAAAAAAAAGGACAACTGATGCCTGAACAAATCACACTCGAAGAAGCCCTGAAGCTTGTCACCTTTTATCAAGGTATTGACGGCACTTGGCGTATCAAAGACGTAAAAAGCGATGTTATCGGCAATGTCGAAGGCAATGTTTGTGGCGACATCCATTGCTCCGTTGGTGGCACTGTCCATGGCAGCGTCTGGGGCGGAGTCAAACGCAATGTCTGGGGCAGAATCAATGATCGCAAATGGCAGTTTGTTGAGACACCTAAAGAGAAGTTCCAACGACTACTTGAAGAAAAAGGTGATCAAAAGTTGATCGACGCATTCAACCAACTGGAGGACAACGATGACTGACCAACACCCGACGATCAAGGCTGAGTCGTTAACCCTGCCACGTTTCTTTCTTTATTTTTGAAACATGGAAACTTTTGCCTCTCAAATTCAAATCAATGGCGTTGAGTATGTTCGCGCCGATTCCGTTCCCGCTGTTAAACCTAACGGCAACCGCGCCGTGGTTGTAGCAGATCGCGGCTGGATCTTTGCTGGTGATGTCGCCAGGGAAGACGGTCGTATTCACCTGAGTCGAGCACTGCATGTGTTCAAGTGGGAAAACATTGGGTTTGCCAAGATGGTTGAAACTGCCAACGCTGACTTGCGCCCAATCGCAGACGTAGATATTCCTGCCGGCGCAGAAATCTTCTGCGTGCCAGTGTCCGACAGCTGGGGGTTGCAGTGATGCGTCCTATAGGCGGCTACGGCGACGGCGACGGCTACGGCTACGGCAACGGCGACGGCTACGGCGACGGCTACGGCGACGGCTACGGCGACGGCGACGGCTACGGCAACGGCGACGGCTACGGCGACGGCGACGGCTGCGGCAACGGCGACGGCGACGGCAACGGCAGCGGCGACGGCTACGGCGACGGCTACGGCGACGGCACCTGCTCTCCACATC